CCATGGATAGTACGAACAAAGACGAGTCTCTTGAATTAAATACTAGAAATAAAGAATATGCCTGGACTATTATAGAATCCTATTTCGCTAATAAACATTTAAATAGATTAGTTCGCCATCAATTAGAGTCTTATAATCATTGGATAAATGTGCAATTACATAAGACAATAGATATGTTTAATCCGGTACGTATTCATTCGGATCAATTTAAGGTAAATGATCAATATTCATTAGAGATTGAGATCAATTTTATAAATTTCCATATGTATAGACCTCAAATTCACGAAAACAACGGTGCCACTAAAGTAATGTTTCCACATGAAGCTAGATTGCGTAATTTTACTTATGCTTCTTCAACTACCATAGATATAAGTATTAAATACATTATACGAAACGGTTCTAATGTACAGACCATGCACAATGTATTAAAAAAAATCCACATTGGTAAATTACCTATTATGTTGAAATCTAGTATGTGTGTATTAAATCAATATGCACATCTACATGAAGATGTAACTGGGGAATGTAAGTATGACCCAGGAGGATATTTTATCATTAATGGATCAGAAAAAACGGTATTAGGACAAGAAAGAGCAGCAGAAAATAAAGTGTATTGTTTTAAATCTAATAAGAACGCCAGCAAATATGGGTTTTATGCGGAATTTAAATCTGTCCCTGATAATAAATGTATTTCTCCAAAACAACTGCTTCTTTGTATAAGTAATGCAGACTCAAATCACGCGATTAGCATTCAAATACCAAGGGTAAAAAAACAAATACCGTTGTTTATATTGTTTCGGGTGTTTAATATTATATCAGATAAAGAAATTTGTGATAAAATTATACTGCATACAGATAAAGTAAAACAACAAAAAATGTTAAATATATTGCTAGGTTCTATTCTAGATGCGAACACGTGTGTATCGTATGATGATGCATTGGAATATATTATACAAAATGTAAGTTATACCCCTTTCAATATGGATAAAGAAATGGGTATAAAAAAGAAACGGGAATTTGCATTGGATATTATTGCTAAAGATATCTTCCCACATTGTAAGTCAAAAGAACAAAAGATATATTTGTTAGGGTATATGACGAATTGTCTAGTAAAAACTTTATTGGGTTGGAGAAAAGTAGATGATCGCGATAGTTATCAAAATAAACGCATAGATCTTGCCGGAGTATTGATTAATAATTTGTACAGAAATTACTTTAATAAAGTAGTAAAAGATTTGCAAAAGCAAGTCATTCGTGAAATGAATAATGGATCATGGAGATCAACGGATGATTATATGAATATTATCAATCAAACTAATATTTACAAAATCATTAAATCAAGTACCATTGAAAATGGTATAAAACGATCACTTGCAACAGGTGATTTCGGTATTAAACAATTAAATAGTAATAAAGTTGGAGTTGCTCAAGTACTTAGTCGTTTAACGTATATATCCGCACTAAGTCATTTGCGCCGTGTTGCCACGCCTATTGATAAAAGTGGTAAATTAGTTCAACCACGTAAATTGCATACTACCTCGTGGGGGTATTTGTGTCCTGCTGAAACTCCAGAAGGACAATCGGTTGGTGTAGTAAAAAACATTAGTTACATGACACATATAACTATATGTAGTGATGCAAATCCATTGTATGAATATGTAAAACCGTATATTATACCTATAGAAAAAGCTACATTAGAAGATATCACTAAATATGTGAAATTATTCATTAATGGTTCTTGGATAGGTGTGGTTAGTGATGCGGTTCACTTATATAGTTATCTAAAAGATTTGAAATATAAAGGAATTATAAATATTTACACCTCTATATACTTTGATTATCACAATAAAGAAATATATGTATGTAATGATGCTGGACGATTAGTGAGACCTATCCTACGCGTTAAAAACAACAAGGTTTTGCTTAATGATAGCATAGTTAAAAAAGTAGAAAACACTGAATTGTTATGGGACAATCTACTATTATCTAGACCTACTCAAGAATCTGTATTGGAATATATTGATCCCGATGAACAAAACACTGCATTAATAGCAGTGTCTCCAAAACATTTGGTAGGCCCAGTAGACAGTACTAGTATTTATCATTATACACACTGTGAATTGGAAACTAGTACTATATTTGGTATCTTGGCATCTTGTATTCCTTTCCCTGAGAAAAATCAATCACCTAGAAATACGTATCAATGTGCTATGGGCAAGCAAGCCATGGGGATGTATGTAACTAACTTTCATAATAGGTTGGATAAAACGTCTTATGTGTTAACGTATCCACATCGTCCATTGGTAGATACGCGCATCATGAATATGTTAAATTTAAATAAGATTCCTTCAGGATTTCCGGTTATTGTGGCTATTAAATCGGATACAGGTTATAATCAGGAAGATAGTATACAGTTTAACGAAGGTTCTATTAAACGGGGATTGTTTCAAGCGATTATTTACAATACGGATAAAGATGAAGACAAAAATGTTCATGGAGATGATGTAATACGTGGGAAACCGGTACCCAATAAAACCAAAGGAATTAAATTTGCGAATTATGATAAGGTAAATGATCAGGGTTTGATACCAGAAAACAAGTTGGTTGAAAATCGCGATATTATTATGGCAAAATATACACCTATCAAAGAAAATAAAAATGATCATACCAAACTAATTAAATTTGTAGATCAAAGCAGGGTTTATAGAACTTCTGAAGAAACATACATAGACAAAAATTACCTCGGACGTAATGGTGAAGGCTATAATGTATGTAAAGTAAGAATGCGTACCTTTCGTCAACCAGTTATAGGAGATAAATTTAGTTCAAGACACGGACAAAAAGGTACTATTGGTAACATCATTCCTGAAGCAGACATGCCCTTTACGGATAATGGTGTACGACCGGATATTATTATAAATCCTCATGCCATTCCTTCGCGCATGACTATTGCTCAACTTAAAGAAACCTTATTGGGAAAAGTATTATTGGAATTGGGAATGTTTGGTGATGGAACCAGTTTTAGTGAATTAACGGTAGACTTCCTTACCGATCAACTACTAAAACTGGGATATGAACAACACGGCAATGAATTGTTGTATGATGGGGTAACCGGCGCACAACATACATCAAGTATCTTTATGGGACCAGTGTTTTATCAACGACTTAAGCATATGGTGGATGATAAGTTGCATAGTAGATCCTATGGACCAATGGTAAATCTAACCCGACAACCGGCTGAAGGTCGGTCAAAAGATGGTGGACTAAGGTTTGGAGAGATGGAAAGAGATTGTATGATTGCTCACGGAGCATCTAGATTTACAAAAGATCGTATCTACGATGTATCGGATAAATATGTAGTGTATTCGTGTAAAAAGTGTGGTAATATTGCATCCTACAATGATAAGACGCATATTCATATCTGTAAGTTGTGTGAAAATCGCACGGACTTTGCAAAGGTGTTAATACCGTATTCGTGTAAATTGTTGTGGCAGGAACTTATCACGATGAATGTGTTTCCTCGTATGATTACAAATTAGATGATTAACTTACGATTTAAAATATATATTATTTTTATTTCTCTTCGTGTATTATATAATGGTTAAACAACAATCAGGACAAGGATTCCAAGGTATATCACCTCCTGTAGTAGGTGTCACAAGCGATAAAAATAGTGTTCCTTTAGATCGTTTTGTATTAAGACGAGGATTTGCCACAACATACAAGTTTAATAACAAATATGTTTTAACGAACCGATTTGCTCAAACTCCTTTTCGTTTAGCATTAAATGCCGGTGACCCCATGTCACGACAATATGAAGGCGGTGGTGTAAATCAAGTACAAGGTCGCATAGGTACCCAATTGTGGTATACTAACGCTGGTGGAGTAAACAAAGGAGACGGTGCGTCTGGTAATCAGCATTATGTGTATGATTCGTCTGTGTATATAAAATATAAACGTTTAGCAAATAAAAATGTAAATTACAATGATTATAGTTTTGGTGGTTCCAATAATGGAGCATTTGTTCCATTAAATAATCTTAGGATATAATATAAATGGCTATGAATAAATATTTAGTAGAATTTTTAGGAACGACCTTTTTTCTTTATGTTATTGTTGCAACAGGAAATGCTTTAGCTATTGGCGCCGCTTTAGCATTTGTCATTTTCCTCGGCGGAAAGATTTCGGGTGGTAACTTTAACCCGGCTGTTTCTGTTATGATGATGATGCACGGTAAACTAAGCACTCAAGATTGTGTAATGTACATTATTGCTCAAATCCTTGGTGGTATGTTGGCGCTTGCGATATATAAAAAATTTAAATTATAAAATCTTATTGTAATATAAATGCCCAGACAAACGCGTAGGAAAAAAGGGGGAAACAATTTACAAAAACTAGAAAATGCTATACAACAACAACAAGGCGGGGAAATGGATTTAGAGAATGACAACAAAAATATGAAAGGTGGGGAAATGAATGATGTAGAACAAAACTTGAATCTAGATTCCAAAGAGATGCAAGGTGGCGAATTAAATGAACTAGAAGATAATAGGGACTTAGAAGGAGGTGAAAATGTTCATATGGATGTAGTTGAAAACAATTCTCAAGGATTTTTAAATAATGGTTTCTCCATGATCAAAAATGCAGTTAAAGGATTTACAGGTGGTAGTCGCAGAAAAGTAGGTGGTGCTACTCCTTTACAATCTAAATTGTTTACTTCTTTAAACACACGCAGTCAAAAATTAAATGAAAGTATGAATGAATTAAACGGTTTACAAAAAAATCTAAATGCTAAAACAAACTCCGTGGCCAATGATGTTTCTGGGTTACAAAACTTATTTAAACAATACAATAAAATGACTGGTGGCAGGAAATCACACCACCGTAGACACAACAAGCATAAAAGTCACAAAAAGCACAAGAGTCATAAAAAGCACAAAAAGCACAAGAGTCACAAAAAGCACAAGAGTCACAAAAAGCACAAGAGTCACAAAAAGCATAAAAGTCGCCGCAAATACAAACGTTAATCAATATTTAATTGCTTTCACGCTTATAAAGCAATTAAATAAATATACCTTTTATATATTAATGGATGAACTACCATGGAAATTGTTAGAAACGTATATAAAAGATCATCCCAATTATTTAGTAAAACACCATATAGATTCCTATAACACTTTTTGGTTAGAACAATTACCAGAATATTTGCGAGAAAAAAATCCCATTGAAATTTTAAAAGAACCAAATGATACAAATACTGACTATTTACTAAAAGCAAAAATGTATATTGGAGGTAAAGAGGGAGACAAGGTGTATATAGGAAAACCCATGATCTATGATGATGAAAATGTTCATTTTATGTATCCAAATGAAGCTCGCTTAAGAAATATGACTTATGGATTTAGTATCCATGTAGATGTATTGGTAGAATATACCATACACCAAGAAGGGGAAACGGTAGAACACAGCAATAATTTGGAAAAGATATTATTAGGGAGGTTTCCTATTATGTTGCAATCAAAATTATGTTTGTTACATGGATTAGATCGAAAATTGCGAGAACAAATGGGAGAATGTAAAAATGATCCAGGGGGATATTTTATTATAAATGGAAAGGAAAAAGTCATAGTGCCTCAGGAAAAATTTGGGGATAATATGATTTATGTAAAAGACGATTATAACGAAAAGTATAGTCATAGCGCTGAAATACGATCAGTTTCCGAAAATATGGCAAAACCTATTAGAACTACTGCTGTACGATTAGTAAGACCGATACCTACTTCAACAAACAATAACATTGTTGTACAAATTGCAAATATCCGTAAACCTATCCCGTTATTTATAGTTATGAGAGCATTAGGCATCATAAGCGATAAAGCTATTATGGAACTATGCTTGTTAAATAACAACGATACGTTAAAAGAAATGTTGATACCGTGTGTTCATGATGCTGGAATGATATTCACCAAAGAAACTGCCCTAGAGTATATGGCAGGATTTACAAAACAAAAAACCGTGCAACAAGTATTGC